TGAAGGAGTAAGCCAGTGAACAACAGGAACACGACCATCGCCGGAATCGGAGCAGTCCTCGTCGCGGTCGGCGGCATCCTCACCGCCATGTTCGACGGTGACGCCTCGACCGTCCCCGACTGGACCACCGCCGTGGCCGCGGTCATGGCCGGCGTCGGCCTGATCTTCGCCAAGGACGCCAAGAAGGAAGGATGAATGTCCTCGAGCGGATCGTCGCGTCCATCGCTCTCGGCCTTTTCCAATGGCTTGAGGGCCGCCTTGAACGGCGCAATCGTGCCGTGGATGCTCCTGTGGACCACGATCGTCTTCGCAGGGCTGGCTCTCGCATCCGCGACTGGCTGCACGAGAACCATCTTGGTCCCGGAGGCGAGTCCGGTCCGGATCGGCCCGAAGACCAAGGCAAGGGTCTACGTCCGCGAGGGGAATGAATGGGTGCTCGGAGACAACGAGGTGACGGTACCCGAGGGTTGGTACCTCGTGCCGCCCTCCTTCGTGGAGGAGTGAACCGTGCCGCTCTACGAGCACAAGCCACGCATCGATGACGTCAAGCGCGGGTCTACGACGAGGATCTACTTCTCGTGCCGGGACTCCGATGGCTTGCCCGTCAACATGACTGGGGCGACCATCTCCGTCCAGTTCGTGCCGAGGACTGCGGGAACGACCGTCACCAAGGCGGGCGCCCTGTCGATGACGCCGGCCGCAGAACCACAGTTCTACGTCGACCTCACGTCCACCGACACCGCCGCGAATGACCCGCAGTTGATCGACGTGTACGCCACGGTGACGATCGGGGCGACCATCTACCGGCCGAGCGCCTTCTTCAGGCTCCTCCAGTCGACTGGCGTCCCACCGGCTCCTCCGGCCGGATCGGTCTACGTCTCGAGCGTCAACGGGGAGACCGGCGACGTGGTGCTCGACGCCACCGACGTCGGGGCCGCTCCTGCGGTCCATACCCACGCGATCGCCGACGTGATCGGGCTTCAGGACGCTCTCAACGCGGGCACCAACAGCCTGACGAAGACCGCCCGCAACGACACCGCAAGCACGATCACCAAGGGTCAGGTGGTGTACATCCATGGCTCGAGCGGCAACAACCTCTTGGTACGGTTGGCAGACGCCGACAGCGAGTCCACCGCGGCCTCGACCATCGGCGTGGCCACCGCGAACATCGCCGCCGGCGCGGACGGAACGATCCTCGTCGCGGGTTACCTCGAGAACCTGAACAACCTTCCCGTCGCGTCCTTTGCGAACGGTGCCGCCCTGTGGTTGAGTCAGACCGCCGGCGGGTGGACCACGACGCCACCGACGCAACCGGCCCACCGGGTGTTCCTCGGTTGGGTAATCACGAACAGCAACGGCAGTGCCGGCCGAGCCTACATCAAGGTCATCAACGGTCAGGAATTGGACGAACTCCATGACGTCCTGATCGCCTCGAAGGCCGAGAAGGACCTCCTGTCGTACGACGCCACGGCGGGCCTGTGGAAGAACAGGACGCGGGCGGATGCGGGCGTCGCGGCCTCCGTCCATGCTCACGCCATCGCGGACGTGACGGGCCTTCAGACGGCGCTCGACGGGAAGGCCGCGTCCAGTCACGTCCACGCGATCTCGGACGTGACCGGGCTTCAGACCGCCTTGGATGGGAAGGCGGCGTCGAGCCACACCCACGCGATCGCCGACGTCACCGGGTTGCAGACTGCCCTCGACGGCAAGGCCCCGGTCAACCCGACCTCCGTGACCACGGCTAACAACAACACGAACGCCACCTTCTACCCGGTGTTCGTGTCGGCCACGGGAGCCGGCGACCTGTTCGTTGACTCCGTCACCACACCTTGGACCTACAACCCGAGCACCGGGGAGATCGGGCTTCGAAGGATCAAGGCCGGCGGAGCGACTGTTTACGTCAGCATAGACGGACCCTCCGCCTCGTTCATCTTCACTGACGGAACGGACCTCTCTAGCGTGGGCGCGGCTTCCTACGACCACAACGGTGTCGCCCCATTCGGGTTTAGTTCGAACGTGGGGTTTGTGTTCACCGCTCCGTCCCACACCTTCACGAACGGGACATGGTCATATTCCTTCCCCGCCGCGACCCCGTCCACGAGACAGGTCCCGAGGGCCACGGCCTCCGGCGTCCTCGGTTGGCACACTCTACCCGAGATCACTTACGGGACCGCGGCTCCGACCGGCGGAAACGTGGGGGACATCTATGTTCAGCATACATGACTGGGTCCGCGTGACTTATCCCTTCGACCACACCTTCGACGGCTCGTACCCGATCGTCGCGGACCTCGGCGGGGGAACGTTCGAACTCGACGGGATCGGCGCTTTTCACTCCTCATACCTTCAGGCGGCCTGACCAATGGCTATCACCACACGCGACGAACTCATCGACGCGCTCGGGAACAACTCGAGCCGCATCCTCTTCGACAAGGCGTCATTGGCTAGCGCTGTTGCAGGCCAATACTTCAGCCTGTTCAAGGCGACGGGATTCCCGACCGCAGGAACGAACCCGACCACGGCGGCGGCCTGTGACCAAAGCACGGTCGGCGCGATGACCTTCGCCAATCAGACGGCGCCGGCGAAGTCCTACCTTGCCTATCTGTTCGCCGCAGGTGGCAACGCCCTCACGAACCTCGACATCGTCGACCGCCTCGCTCACATGGGAGGACTGAGCGGAACCGTCATCACGGCGCAGACGGTGAACCTCGACCCCGTGGCGCTCGGCGTGAGTGCCGACCGCTACGGAGCGGCCGACCTGACGGACATCCAGTGGTGGCTCGAGATCTACACGGCTCTCGGTGCGACGGGCGTAAATGCGACCGTGAACGTCGACTACACGGACGCCTCGAGCGGCAACCTGTCCGTGATCGCCCTTGGCGCCACGCCCCGACAGGGTCGCATCTACCCACTCAACGCATTGGCCGCCGCCGGCAAGGTCATCGAGAAGATCAACAGCGTCACGTTGAGCGCGACAACGGGAACTGCCGGCGACTTCGGTTTCAGTTGCACCCGCAACCGTACCGCCGTGGCCATGCCGGTGGCGAACTACTCGACCGTGGCGGACTGGGCGCAACTCGGTCTGCCGGCGATCGCGAACGACTCGTGCCTGATGTTCACGATGCTCTGCTCCACGACATCGACGGGAACGATTCGCGGCGGCGGAAAGATCGCCCACGGCTGATCCATGAACATCCGCGAACCACAGACCGAACTCCCACGCGACGGCATCGGCCGCCTCCTGTCGGGTGGCGTCGACCTGTGGGACGAGGGGCTTGTCGGCGAAATCCTCACGGATGAGTTCTTCGAAGCGCCCGCCCCGGCCGGCAACGTGATCTGGGTCAACACCGCCTCCGGTTGGAAGCAAGGCACCTTGTGGGTGAAGACCGCCTCCGGTTGGAAGACCGGGGAGCCGAAGGTCAACACCGGCACGTGGGTCTGAAACGCCACCGCCCCGGGTTCACCGGGGCGGCAGCGCATGGGGGAAAAGATGCTTAGTTATTGCTCGGGTCGACCGGCATCATGCTGTTGGGCACGATCACGGCCGCGGCAAGAAGCGTACACAGGGCCTGCCACTCCTCCCTGTCGACCATCCACAGGAGCCGGACGTCGCCGGCCATGAGGATGAGGGCGCAGGGCTTACCCTGCTTGCTCTCGTGGCCATTAGGGAGCCAAGCCGAGAGCACGACGCGGTCGAGGTTGAGGAGGACCGAGTCCTTCCCTCCGCCCGGACCGAGTACGCCATCCAAGAGCACGAAGTTGTCGACCTTGCTGAACGGTGGTTTGGGATCTTCACTCATGCCTTCATCCCGACTGGTGCAAACGCTCAGGCTCCGCGGTACACGTGACGCCGGCTCTCGGGATGACTGAGGACCGAGACCCGGTCGAGCCGGTTCCTCAGGTCGGCGATCTCGGCGACGAGTTGATTCAGGAGTTCGCACGTGGAGCAGTCGCCGTCACACGGGCAACTGCGTACGCGGACCTCGGCCCTCTCGACTGGATCGATTGCGTTGCTCATAAGGATCTCCACCCGGAGAAGGAAGGCGGGCCGGGTGAACTCGCCTCTGAGCGTGGGGCACGTCCTCGCTCCTTACACTTCCCCGGGTGGAGACCACCCTAGTACGAGCGAGATCAAGACTCGTCAGACTGCGCGTATTAGAGAGGTGGACTCGATCATCAACCCCGCAATCGAAGAAACCCTCAAGGACTGCAAGGACTGGGCCCTCGCCCTGTGGGACGGCAGGGAGCCTGACATCGAGGCAGTGAAGGACCGCATGGCCAAGGTCCTCATCGTCTCGGTCATGGCCGGCATGGCCAACCTGAAGGACGAGGAGGACGTGCTCGAGGTCGACAGACACGTGGACCTCGTCGGGCCGGTCTTCACCGAAGCGGTGGAGGCACTGGCCAAGAAGTCGCCGACCCTGCGCGTCCTGAGCCCGCGCCAGTTGTCCGAGCAGGTCCGTCAGACCGCTTGGTACGTCTCGGGCGTCATGAGCGGGAATCTGCTCGACCGGATCAGGGAGAAACTGGTTCAGGCCCGGGTCGAGGGCCGGAGCCGCGACTGGTTCACGCAGGAGGTCATGGAGGACGTCGGGTCGACCGCGGCCCACGTCGAGACCGTCTTCCGCACTAACTCAGCCAGTGCCGCGGCCGCCGGCCGGTGGAAGCAGTACAACGATCCCGACGTCGCCGACCTCTTCTTCGGATACCGCTACTCGTCACAGGGGGATCACCGCTCGAGGCCGCTGCACAAGGCGATGGATGGGTTCATGGCCCTGAAGGATGATCCGATCTGGAAGGTAGTATGGGTTCCCAACGGCTATAACTGCCGGTGCAAGATCCGGCCGGTGCGGAAGAAGGCGGCCGTCGACGCCGGCCTGATCTCCAAGGACGGGGCGCCGTTGAACCCCCGCGTTTACGCGAACGACTTTCAGAGGTCGGTCGTAGCAGTTGCAGAAGGTGGCGGTACCATCGATGTCGACGGACACCAGTGGAGGTTTCCGGACGAAGGGTTTCGAGGTAACGCCATGATGGACCTGCTATGACCGACAAGATCAAGACCGTTCTCGAGCCGATCGACGGAGCCCGCTCACGTCTCACCGGCGAGTCCGCCGTCGCCGTGGAGGCGAAGGCCCCCAAGAAGCCCGTCGCCCCCGCCAAGTCCAAGAAGCCCGCTCCCGTGGACGAGGAGGCCGAGGCGATCGTCGACGCCTTCGCCACCCCGATCGGCTCCGCGATCGACCGCGGAGAGGCGACCGTCTCCGAGAACATCGCCACTCTCGTCGGCCGGATCGAACGCCTCCGCTCGAATTACACCGAGTGGACCAACCTCAGCCACGTTCAGCGCTCCATGCTGATGGGCGCACTCTACGCCATGAAGGAGGTCTCGGGTGCAAAGGAGAACGGAGTCCCGATCTCGTTCGCCCGCTTCCTTGGCGTCGCTTTCAAGTGACCCCAACTTCGAGGACCTCGTCATCTCTTGGGTGCTCTCCGGGTGGACACCCGAGGACGCCTCCCGCTTCGCCCTGAAGGAATACCTCCGTGCCAAACGTTCCAAGTCAGATCCCGGTGCAAGGCGGCAAGCCCATGAGCGTGAGTCAGACCGTGACTCAGTGGGCCGATCACCTCGTGGAACAGGCAAAGCAGAAGGCGGCAAAGAAGATCGGCGTCGACAAGGAGGCCGAGGGCGCCCTCTCAATCGATGGTCCCCTCTTTCCGCCAAGACCGCCTCGCCGGTCTTCCCTGCCGGCCCTAAGTGACATCGAACTGCCCCCGGAGCGTCACGCCTACGGCGAGGGCCCGCGTGAGAATCAGGAGGACATCGTCTCCGACTTCTTCCTGACTCAGAGCGACGAGGAGGCGGATCGCCGGCGTGAGGCGGCGAAGCGTAGGCAGCGGAAGACCCAACAGCGCACCGACCCGACGTCTACCAGTCGTTTCCGTGCCCTTGAGGTCGAGGCTTACTCGCTTCGCCGCTTCCAGATCGACCGGTACGTGGCTCCCCCGGGCATGGAGCACGTGGTCAAGCGCCTCAAGACCAAGAAGGACGTCGGCAATCCGTACGCCGTCGCTTGGGCCATGCACGAGCGTGACAAGCACACGCAGGACCGTTCCATCGGCGGTCTCACCCGGATCGGCGCCCTCGAGGGAGCGCTTCACCGGTCGCTTCGGATCCTCGACGCCGTCAGTGACGGCCACTACGGCGTGTCGCGTGACGTCGTGGAGCGGCTCCACTCGGACGCCCTCGAGGACCTCGACCGCTCCTTCGAGCGCGACGATCCCCTTCGCGAGGCTTGGCGCCACGTGGTCGATCAGGCCCGTGCCGACGCCCTCGGCAAGGTGGACCGCCACTCCTCCAAGCAGGGGCCGCCGGCGATCGACTCGGTGGAGGAGCGGGAACCCGACTTCCCGCGTGATGCCATGCTCGAGGAGATGAGCGGCAAGGGAACCGGTCTGAAGAAGGCTTCCCCGGACGTGATGGGCTACAAGACGGGTTGGATGACCATTCGCTGAGGAGAACGACATGAGCGACGAACGACAGTTCTACCGGCGTCTTGAAGAGGTCGACCGGCACATGGGCGGGCCCGAAGCCGAGGAGTTCGATCCCGATGACTTCGACATGGGTCAGGCCGATGATCACATCGCTAAGATGGCGGATCACATCGAGCACCTTCATGAAATGGGCAAGATCGACGTCCACAGAATCCTTGCCGAGTCCCTGTTCCACGACGAGCAGCAGACCCACGATGAAGGTGCCATGTCCCGCGAACCCATCTACCACATGGTCAGGAAGGCGATGAGGCCGCCGTCTGCACGTGACATCAAGAGGGGTATGGGTGGACCCCCGTCGCCGACTCGCGCTCCGGGGGGTGGTCGATGAGTTTCCTCCACCGATACCGCAACAATGATCCGATTCACCGCCACGCGAACCAAAGCGGGATTCGAGACTTTGTCGACGGTCCGTTGCCCGGGTTTGGCTCCGGGGGGCCGTCACCACAGCCGTCACCACAGCCGGCGAAGAGGCAGCGGCTGACCCACGCGGAGATGCCCCACAACTCCGGGAAGCGCATCGACGCACTTCACGACGCCTTGACGGAGATGCACGACCGCGGCGTGATCGACCTTTTCAGCATCATGGCCAACCACCTCGGGAGTCTTGACGCGGACGATCTCGAGGACCCCGAACTCAGAGACCTTCACGAGACGGCCCACGGTTGGGCTGATGGAGATAGGAACACATGAACAACACCGACCAAGACTTCTACGACGAACTCCGCGGCATCGACTCCCGCATTGAACGATTCGCTACCCCGGACGAGCGCCGGCGCAAGTTCCTGAAGGGTCAGGTCTCGGGCTCCGAGAAGGGTGATAAGGTCGTGGAGGGAATGAGCGGCAAGCCCCTGCAGCGGGCCGCCATGTTCGCCGGCTCCATGCAGACCGGCCGCCCCGCCTCTTCCGTCCGTCAGGGCGTCGACAAGCGCATGAAGAGGGAGGGCTAAATGCCCGCCAACGCAGGAGTTCAACTCGGCGCCGGTTGGTCCTCCTCGCAGAGGGTCAAGAAGATCGCCTCCTTCACGGCCACCGCCACCTCCACCCAGTTGGAGAACGACGCGGTGGCCTGTGGCGTCCTCGTGATTGCCGACGCGACCGCGGGGTGTTTCGTCGGCATCGGTGACGCTGCACAGGCAGACGCCGACACCGTCGAACTTGCCGTGGGTGGCTCCATCTACCTCCACGGGGTAGCGCCCTCCCGGGTGTGGATCAAGCGCGTCGGCGCGGCCAACACCACCGTGAGGTACGTTACCTATGTTTGACGTCACCGAAAACAAGGACGGCACCGTGAACGTCATGAACGTTCCGGTGTTCAAGGCTCATCATGACCGGCGCTACGTCTGTGACGAGGCGTGGCTCGACCGGTGCGTTGCCGACTTCATCCATCAGAAGATCGAGTCGATCGAGGCTGCCGATGGCAACATGAAGTACGCGATGCTCCCGAGCGTCACGATCGGCCACACGCCTGAGAACCCCGACGCCCCCGAGCCCCCTCGAGTGGCCTTCGTCGACAACCTCCGCCGGGTCGGCAAGGTGTTGTACGCCGACTTCATCGGCATCGCCCGCCACGCTTGGGAACAAATTAAACGCGGCGACTTTCCGTATCGGTCTGCGGAGGTTATTCCTTCGAAGCACCGGCTCACCAACGTGAGTCTGCTCGGGGGTCGTTACCCCCACTTCTCGCTTCCCGTCATGCGGTTCAAGCAGAAGGGCGCCGAGGTTGTTCGTTACGTCTACACAGAGGACTGCAAAGACATGGACAGCATGGACCCCCAAACCCTCGCGCAGCAGATCGCTCCGCTCGTCGCTCAGATCCTCGCCGAGGGTCAGGCCAACGCAACCAACAACGACATGGCCTCCTCGGGCATGGCTTCGGCCGCCGGCATGGACACCGACCCGACTGAGGAAGGCGACGTCGAGGAAGGCGGCACCAATGAGGACGAGGCTCCGGGCAAGAAGCCCGAGTCGTACCGCCACCCGTACCGTTCGCCCCGTTCGACTGGTCGACGGGTTCGTTACGAGATGGAGCATACCTCCAAGGGTGCGGACCACGGAGAAGACACGTACAAGCCCCCGACCGACGCCGAGAGCGTCGCATTCGACACTGAGGAACAAGGCATGAGCAAGTCCACCACGAAGAACTCGAACCCGTCGCCGGTTTCCCGCTACGAGCAGGAGAACGCAGCCCTCCGTTCGCAACTGAACGAGGTTCACGGTGCGCTTGCCGAACTGCAGCGCCACAACGTCCGCGAGGCTCAGGCCGCGAAGCGCATGATGCTCACGGCGAAGTGCCGCGAGATCGCCGCCCTCGGCTACGCCATCGGCGACCGTGAGCAGATCGACCGCCACGTGAGTCGCATGATGCCGATGCGCTCGGAGGAAGTGCGCGACTACGTCGAGGACGTCCTCAAGCGCAGCCCGAAGGTCGAGATGACCGCACGTCACGGCATCAGCGACTACGTGGAGCGCCCGGGCCGCCCCCTCGCCGAGAACGAGCGCTACGTCGCTGAGAACGGCGAACAGATTCAGCGCCTTGGCCTTGACCGCACCCTTCTCGACCTTTCCGACGTCCTCTCGTGACCGGAAGACTGGAACACTGAACCATGGCAAACCTCACTGCAAACGCGAATGTCTCCGGTCGTCTCGACGGCCGCACGGCCGAGATCATCATTGCGAGTTCGAACACCCTCTACGAGGGTTCCCTCGTCGTGGTGAACGCCTCGGGTCTCGCCGTCGCCAACCCCACTGACACCGCTAACTTCCGATTCGTCGGCGTCTGCATCCGCGGCGGCGTCGGCGACGGCACCTCGGTCACGTGCGTGGTCGAGCGTCGTGGCACCCGCATCTTCCCGAAGGCGTCGGCCGTCCAGTCGGACATCGGCAAGTTGGCCTACGTCCTCGCCGGCGACAACAACGCCGTGACCCTGACCGCTGCAACCAACGCCAAGTATTGCGTCGGCCGCATCGTCGCGATCGACTCCACCAACAACACCGTCGAGGTTGATCTCGAGGACCGCGTCGACGCCTGATTTCCGGAGAGGCTGAACACCAATGCCCATTCTGACCCGAAACCGCCAGATCACGCGTAAGGAAGTTCGCGGCCTCTTCGCGAAGTCCTTCATCACTCAGTCGCGTGACGTCCTCTACCCGCTCTTCACCGAGACCGTCGACACGTACTCCGAGCGCGAGTTCTTCGCGACCCTCGGCACCGTGCCGCAGGTGAAGCAGATCACCGACGAGACTGAGGTTCCGTTCAGCGAACTGAACGAGTACACCTTCGACTTCTCGAACAAGTTGTTCAAGAGCCTCATCCGCCTCAAGCGGTCGCTCGTGGACTTCGATCAGACCGGGCAGAGCCGGACGCTCCTCCATTCGATGGCCGGCCGCGTCGTGAACTTCCCGGATAAGTTGGCGATGCAGCGCCTCCGCAACGGTACGGCGGCCCCCTGCATCACCGGATCTAACTTCTTCTCCAGTAGCCACGTGCTCGGCACCCAGTCGGCTCAGTCGAACCTCCTCACCGGCAACACTCCGACCGACCAGTGGGCCGGCACCACCCCGCGTCCGGACACCGCTGAGAAGATCATCAACGACCTCGACCGGGCGCTCGTCCGGATGCTCTCGTGGGTCGACGATCAGGGCGAACCCTTCTATCAGAAGATCCGCCCCGAGGACCTCGTCGTGGTCTGCTCCCCGCTCCTCTACAGCACCATGAAGTTGGCTCTCTCGGCTAAGTTCATCAAGCAGACGGACAACGTCTACGAGGGCTTCGTCGGCGGCGTCTACTCGAGCAACTACCTCCCCGTCACCGGCGTGGAGGCCGCGGACTGGTACCTCATGAACGTGGGCCACGTGAACCGCCCGCTCGTGTACAGCCGGTTCCGTATGCGCACCGATGCCGAGATGCAGGACACGCTCTCACAGTTCCAGTCGACCGGTTCGCCGTTCAACATCACGATGGAGGACCTGCGCAACCTGTCCTCGGTCGAGATCCTCACCAACCTCGGCGAACGCGGCGGTATGAACGCCGACAGCCACGTGATCCTTCACGAGGAGTTCCTCATGGCGGCCCGTTGGCGCGGCGAGGTCTCGTACGGCATCCCGTGGACGGCCATCAAGGTCGACAACGCGGCGTCCTGATCCGACGCATCTCCCTTTCACGAAGGCCCCTCGAGAAACCGGGGGGCCTTCGTCGTATTTAGGTTTATGCCGTACGTCTACGCCGACAGAGCCGACATCCTGCGCAAGTTCGATGCCCGGGTCATCGTTCAGTTGACGAACGATGATGAGCAGGTCGACCCCAACGACCTCAACAGCATCGACGAGACTGTGCTCATGTCCCACGAGAACAGCGCGGCTCAGACCGTCGACAACTTCCTGCGGTACGTCTACGAGGTGCCCCTCTCCGGCGCGACTCTGACGCCCGAGATCAAGAGCATAACCGCGGCCCTGACGTGGTGCTCCCTGTGGGAGCGCCGTGGCGAGGAGTCCGAGCAGGTGACGAACCTGAGGAAGCGAACCTTCGAGCGGCTCGAGGCGATGGGCAAGCAGGACGCGGCCGAGGTCCGCGGCCCGCGGTCCCAGTCCTCCCTCGCCATCCGCTCGAAGAAGGGCAAGGCGGCCACCCTGTTCGACCGCTGCGGGTACTTCGATGGGCTCGGGATCACCGGAACCCGGCAGTTGCCGTCCGATCTTGGGAGTTCCGGCGTATGAGTCCTGCCACGGGAAGGTACTTCCGGGGTCACGGCGATCCTCGGGGGGCTTCCCGGTCCTCCCTCCCGTGGGTGGGCCTCGGAGGTACCTTCCCGTGGCAGTGACCGTACACTTCGACTTTGGCAAGGTCCTCGGCGTCGAGAACCTTAGGGCGATCAAGAAGAAGATGGCCATACTCCTACAGGAGCAGACCATCGACAGGATCGAAT